TATCAACCGCGGTTGCAGATCCGTCACGTCGAATTTCAGACCATCCTCATATGCTTCTTCAAGAATATAAGCGATGAAGTCGATAGACGGTTTCGTACCAGGGTGGATCTCTTTCCTCAGATTTCGTTCGATTAGCTCTCGGAGACCTTTTTCGCTAGTGATAGTTTTGGCCTTGAGCATCGTTTCTTTCTTCGGCTTGAGAGGGAGCCCACTACTAATGGTTGCGATTTGTACTGCGTTACATGACGTTAGCTTCCGACGCAAAGACGCGTCTCCAGCAAACGTCTTGATCTCTATACCCTCTGAATAGATATTCGCGAGTTCTTGGGTATTCCCCTCGTACAAATAATGTAGGTGTACCCCTCTACCTGATTTGCTGAGTTCAGCATAAGTCGGAGGCCAACGGCTTGCGGCCTCGAGGTTTCTATCGAGACTCGTATCTTTCCCACCGTTCAAGTCCTTGAGGTCGAAGTCTATAACGATATGCTTTTCAGGGACTCGTACGAAGTGCAATTGGCTCGTATCAATATCTAAAAGGGTAGTTTTAACATTGGACCACTTCTGCGAGGGTACCCCATCCTTACTCGCTAATTGAGCTGGCTGGCTTCTGAAAGCATCGTCCAACAGCGACGCCGATTTCTCCATAACCAACGAGTAAGCATGTAGCTCTGGATCAGTTTCCTTCGGAACTTTGAACTTCTCAGCATTGAACCCAGAATATACACTACGTACGTGCTTTCCATTAATGCGCTCACGATCCTTAAACTCGTCGAAGTAATTGCGCAGCTCTTCTCTAATCTTGTACTTAGGACGAGGCTTCTCGATTCCGCTCTCTGCACAGAACTGCTTGTACAGTTGGTAAGCCTGCTCGAGTGTCGTGTGGTCATGCTCCTTAAAGATATCATAGTACGCTTCGATAAAGTTAAAGAACACGTCCGTCTGCAGCATCATCTCGAGCGGACGATACCCGTTGTAGTAGTTTTTTCCCATCTCCAAATATACCTGGAGACAATGAGCTGCAATCGCCCCTAACTCGAACTCAATCTGTCCCAACAGGGTGTTGTAGTGGCGGTTTGGAATCCTTACACCCGTCGGATGGATATCAATCAGCCGCCGAATGATCCCCGACTTAGCATCAGAGATCTTGACCGGTTGGTTCGAGCCCATGAAGAGAAGGGCCTCTGATCGCGATGTGTAGCTCGGCTTGAACTTCTCGTTCATCAGCATCTGCTCATGAGACACGATGGAGTTCAAACGCGTATTGTCTTCAAGTCTGGATAGGTCGCCGTCATGCTGAATGGCAACCAAGGGGTTGTGCTTGAATGCTTCCGTAGAAAACGTGCTGTCCGATCGTCCTAACGCTTTTCCGTCGAACGTCGTCGTGTATCCGTCAAACAACCTCTCCAAAACATTCAAGATGGTGGACTTGCCGGACCCAGCGGGACCATAGAACACAAAGAACTTCTGAATCTTCTTTGAGTCTCCGGAAACGATGGATCCGACAGCCCACTCGATCTTGGCCCGTTCTTCTACAGAATATAGCGTACCTACAAGTTCATCCCACGCTGAAATATCCCCTCGTTCTAACGGATAGGGGAGAGTCTTACTGGCGTAGTCAGTCTTCTTCACCTCTGAATTTGAGAATAGGATCTTAGAGTCGAGTGGCCGGTTGTTATCGCTGACGTTAAAGAGGAATTGTCTGAAACTCCTCCACGAACGACTGTTGAACGATCGCATGGACTTCACGACGATTGGCAAATTTGTCTCTTTCCCCAACCGCTGTGCCTCAGCCGCGAGGTCTTCGTCGACTAGTCGTTGGACATCGTACTCATCCCGCGACCAAAAGCCCCTCGCTTCGTCCCATATAGCGTAGAACGTACGGCCCTGAACCATCAAATCCGTAGAACGCCCGACAATGAAATCTGGATAGACTTCCAGCTTCTTATCTTTCGTCTCTCTACAGAGGATCTGATAGAAATCCACAGGCCCTCCTTATTAACTGATGGGATCGATCTCCATCGAGTACTCTTGCATCTGATACCAAATATCTATTTTGGTCTGGTCCTTGAGGGTCTCCTTGAGTGGGAAGAACCCTCCATTACCATAGCGATCGTACTGACGCCAGATGACGTTATAGAGTATCTCATTGATCTGTTCGACCTTGCGATCTGACAAGGGATCTGACATTTTGCTCAAACGCAGATTCTTGATAAGGTGCCATGCCCAATATGGCTCGTTACCCTGGTCGCTCATGACCCAAGCCAGCCTTCGGCTGAGAGCCACGAATACTTCAAGGAACGTCACGAATTCTAGATCGAGATCGCCCTTTTCGTAGTGACTGTGAAGTACGAACCTGAAGTAGTCGTGTCGGAGCTGTTCCCCGTCCGCTATACGACTATCATCATTTGAGATGGTCCAATGGAACTCGGTGTTGTGCATGATCTCGAATAGCCCGTAATAATCCCTTTTCTTTGGAATGCGAATCTGGGATACGAGCCACGAGTAGTAGTCGAGATCAACCTTCTTCGGTTTGCTGGTCTGTTCCATCGTCATTTTCATTGTCGTCTAATCCCTGGACTTCCACTTCGTATCTGCCGGGTACCCTAATGATCTCCATCTCGAGTTCAAGCTCAGGGTTACGAACAAATACATAGTTGCGATCGTCCGAGCCATGGCCAAACTTGTTCAGAGCTCGGTCACCGATCAGATTCTCCCTATTGAACAATACCGTATCGTCTGCATCCGTAAGAACGTCGTCTCCCTCATAGTACATATATGTAGTCTGATTATACCCAGTTTCGTTCGTGGTATACTCATCCTGATGAATAATATGAGGAGCACTAAAATCTCTCTGAGAGAGTTCGTACGGATAACTCCAGCCGTCGTGCTTATCTTTCTGAGCCTCTTCGGTACGATATACCTTCGTGATCTTTTCGACTACCGTCTGCGGATCAACTTTTTGAAGTTCAGATTTGGCTTCGGAAATATTAGGAACCGGTGGAGGAAGGGGCCTCTCCGGCGGCGACGCCTGAATTTCACCTTCATATCCCTTCTCGATAATGACTTCTTCTAGTGGCGGCTTCTCTGTCCGGGCGTAGTACTCCCGGATCTTTGCGATCTCTTCCTCGCTCTCCTTGAACGCTTCGGCTTTTATGCTCTCTCTTCCCCAGCGTCGTCCGATAAGGAGTCCGATACTTCCTCCCATGATGATCCCCGCGGCCAGAAAAGTCAGCGCCTTCGGGTTCAGCATCCGAACAGCCTGAGAAGCTTCCTCAAGATTGCTGGCTACTTCTTCGATCACGACTTCAGTAGCTTTTTCGGCGGTTGCCATAATTACACCAGCTCAATCTTATCGAAGATTACACCGTCTACATTGAAATCGAGAAGGATCGCACCCTCCCAGCCATTGACGAAATCTCTGACCCGAGAATTCGTTCGGTCATCCCAAACACCGAAATCGATGTAGTCGTCACCAACTCCAAGGATCCAACCAACCACAGCTCCCGCTTCAGATCGTGGAATCCCGAGAAGATCATATACTTCGTTCAGGAATACATGCCCACGAGATCTCAGCTGATCGTTGGCGTAATTCTGCTGACACGTCAGGAACACCAAATTATACTCTGGCTCCTTGCTCCAAGATGGCGACATCTGATCAAAGAACCGAGCATAAATAGATGGCGTCTCAGTTCCCACTCTGGTGATCTGGTGGGTAACCTTTCCCTCTTTGACAACTTCTGTCCTGCTTCCGTAACGCATGTTACGGTCTTCGTCTTCCCCGTACTTTTCTACCACTCGAGCTCGGTACTCAGCGAAGCCCTTCTCCATTGCTGCATACGCAGACATCAAAGCGGCATTCCGCCTGGACAGGATGTTATGGGAGCTCGTCAGCGCAGCAATCGACAATCCGCCTATGATGATCGCCGGTCCATATGCTCGAAGAACCTTCACGCCCGTCTGGACATAAATGGTCGTAATATCCTTCTGGCGATCCCTCTCACTATAGTCGTCGTGCTCAAGACCCTTCGCCATATCGAGCTTTACTTTTGCTTCGCCCAGAACTTCTTCCATCTTCAAAGTTGCTCGGCAAGCAAGGACAGTACCTCCGATCACGCCAACAATTCCTGCCCCGAAAAGAAGTCCGGGGGACTTCGTCTGCAGAACAAGACCATTACGGGCGACCGTTTTACTGATCGCTGCCGGAACAAAACTCATCATAACTCCTTATACGGAAAGCTCTAATTGGTTTGACTCTGGATCCACTTTAATCGAGGGGCTCGGGGTCTGGGAGATCCAATAGATAACCATCACGGATTCTTGAAACCCCTGCCCCCCTAAGATCAGTCCAACCCCACTTATGATCTGTGTGAGTGGATGAAAGGCCCACAAGGTCGTAAAGATCTGCGACTGTTGCTTGTTCATATCGGCTCACCACGTCGTATAGTCGGTCGATGACTTCTTCGGCTTCTGCTCTCTGGTCGAGCACTATTTCATCAAAGTCATGCTTGGCACGTCCTCGCTGACTCATACCTCGAGTAGCGAACGGTGGTCGATCATCTTCTGGACTTCTCGAATATCTATTATAGGCAATATGCCCAGTAGGACCAGAATATGGAGTTGTTGAACCTCCTCGGCGACGACCTTTGTCACCGAAGATCAGTTTATGTACACCTTCAGACGCAGCATCGTAAATCATGTCACGCGCAGCAGGAAGGAGTACACCCATCACAACGAATCGAGCAGTAGTTTTCATATCGCCTTCAACGAAGGTTTCCGAGAATTGTTTTCTAAGGGACTTCTTCTTTCGACTTACTTCGCCCGTAGTAACGCGCTCGACCTTCCTTGAACTTCCCTTCTTACTCTTATCATTATTAGGAGGAAATTTTGGGGTATCCATTTTGTCCTTAGTTCGAAAGCAAAAAGCTAAAGTCTCGGATGAGACCTTAGCCCTTTAGAACTACTTCGCGGTAATCTCGACAGTGCGAATGTTCTTCAGGTTCTTGAGCAGGCGCCATGCATTCTTCACCAGCTTTTCAGCCAGCATGAGAATGATCACGGTGATGATCCACTCCAGAACCATGTAGATGAACTTCGACATTAGATTTCCTCCTGATAGGGTTCTATTATACCCTATGTATTTTGTGCGAATTTCGGAGGAAATATGGCTATTCTACGACGTTTTCGGTACCCTTACGGCTTTCGAGCCACTCGGCAGCCTTATCGAAGTTCTTGTTCACATGCTGAGAAGCCTGGTCGGCAATCATCGAACCGATAATCAAGCTTCCTGTCCAGACCTTGACTGCATCTGCGGTAGTCTGAACACTTACGTTGTGACGAATCACATCGTTGACGACCTTCCACACACTGGCGCTAGCAACAACATTTGTCGCGAGCTTGAGAAGATTGAGTTGACTAGTCTGCATTAGATATTCTCCTATTCGCCTGAGATTACGACTTCGCCAGCAGCTACACGTTCGCCGAGCTTCTGCATGTCCTCAGTGCTCAGCTTTCGAACGTCCTCTCTCGATATTACTTGAGGCTTTGTCTTGACCACCTCGAGATCCGCTCCTGTGATCTTTGCTGCCTCTTCTCCGAGATTAGTTGGAATAATCCCGTTGATAAACTCGACGGCCGCGTCCGCATTAGTAACGAGCTCCATAAAGAGAGCGGAATAGGCTTCCGAGGACTCAAATTCTTCACGAACTGTCGCATTTTTGACAAAACGTTTCCCATCTTCGGATCGCTTACCATAGGCGCTCAAGATGATGTTCTTGAACTCGGCAATGATGCTCTTGCCATCTTCATCAGCGATGATTTTCTGCAGAGACTCAGACAAGCCTCCTTGGTGACTAAGTTCCAACTCCACGAGCTCAGCTTTGGAGAGATGGAAGAAGAAATCTTCACTTACCTTCTCTCCGTTGAAATCTTCGTACGTGATTGTCTTTTTAAGCACTGGGCTCCTCAGGCGGAGCGCCAGATCCTGGCTCGACAACTTCTCCGGGCACCTCTTCGTCACTGTCCCACTTGTCTTCGATGTCATCCAGATCCATCATTGCCGTATCGGCAACCTTACGGATGAGATCCATCGGATCCATCACATCCGAAATCGCACGTTCTCCACCTCTATCGATACGCACTCGAACTTGTCCATCCTCCTCGAGTTCCATTTCGATGCTCACGACCAATCCTTTCAATATCGATGGCGGTTATACTCGGGTACTGGCGGATTTGAGAAATCGATCGCGAGACAGGGTCGATTATCCGAAGACATCACTGTGGTGACGTGAACTTCCATATGGTTGTTGACGTCCCAACCTACAGCGTCAGAATATGACGTCGGAGGCAACCCGATCTCGTGGTAGAATTCGCTCAGGCTGGCCGAACAGAAATGGACCAGCTCATAGTTGATGTGATTCTCGGCCTTCTTGATGGCTTCCATCGAACTCATGAAATATCGCCCAGTGTGCATGTCGTAACACAGGACTTCGCCCGTACCTGTGACGACTACCTCTTTGTTAAACACATCATCCTCGGAAACTCGATGAATAGCTACGTCATCTCGAATGTCTCGGGCCTTGTTCTCACCGAACTTCTCGGCGACCCGATCCTTGTACTCGCTCAACGCTCGCTCTGAAATCCCTGATGCTACGACCAGGGCCGCTAACTTCTTCGAAGCGATTCTGTTGGCCATAATGATGCTTGCGATCGTCAGTCCACCTACGAGAACCGGCGGGACGTAAAACGTCCATATGGTTCCAATTTTCTGAACCGTTGTGACCTCGTCATCTGTACGCGCTTCCAGCTCATCAATCAGCCGTGCTGCCTTGAATGATGCACGTCCTGCCAAATATGCGGTTGCAGCAACACCAACGACGCCCACACTTGTCAGAACACCGGTCGAATTTTCGTTTACCAGATACCTTGCGTATCGAACTTGTTTTACTACTCCAGTAAGCATTAAGACCCCTAAAACGGTCGCGAGTTTCGATTTCGCATTTCCCGGACGAATATCCAGATCAGCCAGAACCCCCATGTTAGGATGACCATAAAGCAGTCCCCCAGAAACTTGAAGAATCCGTAGGACTTTTTATTCACGACATAAACAATCATCACCACCCCCTGAGTGAAATGAAAAAAATAGAGGGTCCGTAGCGGCTACTACGGCTTCCTCGTCTCCGGGAGGAGACGATTCTTCCCTCTATTATGAGATAAGTTTTCTCTGCGATCTCACCCTTTGGACATGGTAACGGAGCGAATAAAAGTCACCCCTTCGGTCCTCATATGCCAGCCGTCATTGAGGAGTTTTTGGATCTCTCGGTTCATGGCTCTTTCGTTTACATGAGTCTTGGCCTCGCCATCGTCTCGACGCCATTTACCTAGCATCTGTCTTTTGAACACGATGGTTTTCACTCAGTCTTCGGCACAGGGAGCGGCGCCACATTCACCCCCATCTTGATGAACTCCTCTCTGAGCTCCTCGCGATCCTGACGGGTGAGCTCCTTGTACTCCGTGGTCGTGATCTTCCTGGACTCACCAAAGTACTCCATGCACAACTTGGCCAAGGTCCTCTCGGGACCAGCAGGTGTGGACATTTTTTCCTCCTTTAGTTTTGGTGAGCTCGAGGGAATGGACAGACCCGGCGAACAATGATCCGCTTTCCCCCGCCAAGGCAGATGATTTGGGGTCTAGGCTCAGCGGTACCCAGTACCTTTTGTCATCCCTTAAGAAACGAGGCTATCCATTCCCTCCAACTCACCAAAAAGCTAAAGCCTCGGTTTGAGACTTTAGCCTTCAGTTATTTCGTTCTTCCCCACCATGGGGACCAGACTCCAACAACGGTCCATTTGCGACCACCAGCGGTGGCTGCACGACCATTTACGACATTACCAATGCCTTTTCGATGGACACCAGTCAATCTAGATGCATCGGCAATGGACTCATAGAGCAGTCCAGTACCCTCGTCGCGGACGATCTTTTGGGTACGTCCACCAACAAATGCCATGTGCGGGTTCAATTTGATCATGACATAATTAATCACGATCGGCTTACGAAGTGCTACAGAAACGGCGCCAAGAATGACGCCAGTTCCAATACCGGCGGCAGCGCCGATATAGTACTTTTGGTTCTCTATTAGGTGAACCTTGACCTTTTTGATTTTTGATACTTTTTCTTCACTTTCCTCACCTACTTCTTCAACTTCCACAATTTCAGCATCTTCGTGCATAATTGCTCCTTTCAAGAGCTTAGGTAAGATATGGAATTCATATCTATTATACAAAAAGATTGGTGTGCGAAAAAAATAGAAAGAAGCTGCCGAAGGCCTTAGACAGGCGTAGGGCAATTTCTCGCTTTAGACAAGCGATTACTTCTTTCTATTATAAACTATGTTTTTTCTGCGAATGGCCGATGGACGGAGTCGAACCGCCCTTACGTCGGGACCGAATGGGGGTGGATCCGATCGTAACCCAATCCTGGCATCGACCGTACTCTAATTAGTCAATAAGAGTGACTCGAACGAACGCTCGGTGTCCATTCAGAGCATTGGCGTGAGCCGAAAGGGTGCAATCGGGATTACGCAGACCGAACAGACCCTCAACAAAGAAGTTGCGAGTCCCGTGTCGAGCAATGCGTCCCTGCTTCACGAACGTATTCCAGTGATCCGTACAAACGAGAGTAAAGCTTCCGAAGCTGAATCGACCCATCTGCACCTGAGCGAAGTCGACGTTGTCCTCAGAGGTAGAGGCGAAACAATTATTCTGTCCAGGACCGAAGTCCAGACACGAGTCTGTAGTGCTGGCCTGTGCCGTACCCGCAAATGCAAGCGATGCAAGTACGGAAAGAAGAGCAATCAGACGCTTCATTTCGTTGGTTCTCCTTTTGTTTAAATGGGTCAGTACGCTATGTTACTTCGGATATTAGTATGGGCGCTCCTTTACGAGACAATATCTGAACCTTTTGAGGAAATCTGCCCCCGGGGTTTTTTGGGAATTCAAAAAGGAAAGCCCCAAATGGGGCCCTCCTTCGAGATTTCTCCCTGGGCTTTCATTTCGGCCTGAGCAACATTCCGAACGCTCTTGACGTGATGACATTCACGCGTTCATGCTTGATGACCATGAGTAGACCGAGCAGGTTGGCGGCAACCACGACGAGCGTGTCCCGGCTCACAGACGAAGGCTTTTCTTCATTCTTCAGTTTGTGCAACCTGACTAACGCGTCTAGTGATTTCTGGTACTCCTCGGAACCAACTCCATGGTTCTTCAAGTCTAGAAGCGCTCTGTTTACAGCATCTTCGAGCGGCGTATATAGATAGCTCTTTCCCCAAAACATTCCAGCTCCTCTGGTAGATTCCCTCATTAAAGGCAAAGTTTCACTCGCGACCCGAGTTTCCGCTCAGATCCGTGTCCACTTTGAAGATCACCAGAGGCTTATAAGCAAGCATATCGGGTGACTCGTCAAGTTCAAGGGAATATACCGTTTTATCTTCGCCCTTACGAATGCGAAGGGTTCCGCTATACGATTGCATGGATATCAACCACACATGCATCATATATCCAAAAATCGCTCCTCCTGCTATTGCTACCAGAATATAAAGAACAGACATTCGTCTCCTAGGGATCAATCGCTACCACAGTAGGATATGATTTTTCACCTTCGGAACTTTGTGTACGAATGTATTCAGTAACCCGCGAAACTTCGACGAGACTGGTATTCCCCTGAACCTCGATAATATCTCCGAGGTCGTAGTCCCTGCCGTATTGAAATAGATTAGTAGGAGCTACCTCACCATCTACAGTCCGAATATACTCATTTTGCTTTAGTTCTTTGTCAGCCCGATTGTTGAGAATATCAAGAAGCTCTGCGCGTTTCTTAGGTACCGTATCTTCGGGACCATTCTTGTCTTCTTCGTCAAGATCGTTCTTTACTTTAATATTATCGACTAATAGCAATTTTGCACGCAAATCGAACCCTGTATACTTGCCCTCTTCCTTGGTTCGACGAGATACACCAGGCTTATTGTCTTGTTGCAGCCATGTATCAGGATCGCTATTATTATCTGCAGTATCGATCTTCTCAAGACTTGACGCGTATGAATATACTAGTGTTTTGAACTCTGCAATCGATCGGAGCTCATTGATGCTGGCAAGAGAGTCCATAGTTGGAGAAAATCGAACGATTGGATTGTTTGGATTCGCTGACTTCTTACTTGTACGATTCGTCCCTTTGTAGCTTCGAAATCTAAGAGTTTGATCGCTATCTTTGAGCGTGATCTTCATTCCGACCTTGTATTGCTCAGCGATCGTCCGTAAAGCGTCGTACACTGGTCCATATGGAACCAGAACTTTACTAATCTTTTTGCCTGATGTATCCTGAGAACCGAGTTCCAGATCAGGAATTATGAGTTCTCTTTCTCTGGCAGCAGTACCAAGCCCCATTTTATTGGTACCTATGATTGTGCTCTTATCGGTACACATCTGCTTGACGATCGTCCACAAAATCTCGCCAGCACGCTGATTGGTGATCTTCCAGTTTGTTTTCCGATGATCAACACTATTTCGAACAAACCGGTTATTGAGCCAAGACAAAACAGAAATACCGATAACTTTGATCCTTCCATCTTCAACAGTTCTGGTTTCGATGATCATAGGTTCGGTACTTCTGTCTATTATAAGCAAAGTTCCTTCTGCCAATTTGTCAAAGAGATCGGCTCTTAAGGGAACAACTACCTCGCACTCGCCATCACCGTAAAATCGCTCTGTCCAGATGACTGAATAGAACTCTTCAATGACGTCAACCCGAGAATAGTTTCTATCCAGAGTATAGAGCTCCATTAGATTCCACCGAATCTCTCGTAATACGTGAGCTCCCAGTTCTGTACTCCATGATCAGAGGAAACCTGAAATTGATTTGTTCCCGGTAGCAACGTCGGCCATTCAGAACCTTCTTCGGTAACGAGATTTGACAGAAGGCTTGTTATTATGCCATTACTTTCGTTTACTGTCTCGGAGTACTTATTCCTGTCTAACGAGCTCATGTGAAAATACTTCGTAGACGTTATGAGGTTAGGCAGAGATGCTTTGAAGAATGTAAGATCGGGATTTCCGATCTGAATATTGATCTCATTAGGATTGGTGCCAGATACCTGCTCGACCTTGACCTGAATTCCAGTTGGAACACTTCCGAGATACTCAATATCTAATATGGCATCCGTAGTGTCCCCGCTGATAATTTGGGGGTCAACCGCTGTGAAATATGGATCAGGGCAGATGATTGACGCCTGGACCTCTGGATCGTCGGAGAACATGTTGGCCGTAAGGCTCTCCACAACGCCCGTAATCTCGAGATCTTCCATGTCATCACTCTGCAGCTCAAGCCGAACTGCCTGCTTTGGCATGAAATATGAGTACAGAAGTCTGCGGAGAGCCTCAGGCGACCAGAGATTCCAGTCGGGATTCGGATGCAGTGTAAGGACGAGGTTCCGACTCAATACATTGCTTCCTGTAAAGGCTTCCCCGTCTGTTGAGCCATACGGCTGTAGACCGATTGAAGCTGTAACCGGGTCAAGCCCATCGATGTTACGGATTTGAACTAGATCTGTTTCAGCTCTACCGTCTTCACTCAAAGGTAGGGTAGGAGCTGATTGCCATGCGCTATACGCCTTAACTACGGTTAGCACAGCTCCCTCCTATCTCAGAGCAAGAGCAGTTTTGAACTGGGACAACTGGTTTCTCGTATGCCTATAGATCTCAATCTCACTCAGAGCCTTAGGCGAATTGATGTTCTGTTCGAAGTGAACCGCAGTTCCACCCAGCGCAGCTAGGGTCTTATCATCGGGTGTTGCTAGCGCGATATTGGAAGCTTGGGCGGAAGATACCCCCGCGGTAATTTTTGGATTTGCAGTCAGATCTGTCAACTCTCCAGCCTGTTTCCGAACTTGTGTCAGATCAAGAATTGGAGTAATTACCGGATCAGCAGTCAACATATCGACCGTTTCGGCAATACCGGACAGCGACTTTGCCATAGCATTCTTGGCACGACTACCCGATTCCTCGAGCGAATTGACGACGAGATTCGAATTGTTATCGATACCTATAGCCAATCCCTGCATGATGTTCTCACCCAATCTCATTGTAAACCGAGATGGTGAGAGGGCTTCCCAAGGATGTGTAGCCAAATGCTTGGCATGATCCATAATACCCGTTACTTTGTCATACAAATCTTGAGCCTTGTTTCCGAGACCCTCGATGACTCCTTCGATGATGGCGACGCCAATATCAATGGAGGCTTCGGTAATCTGTGGCGAGTACTTGTCGATCGCTTTCTTCAGATCCTTCAGGAAATTGAGAATCAGCTGACCGACAGCATTGACTAGCTTGATCGTGTTCTTCTCGAGTCCTGTAGCGAAGCTGATGATTGCGTTCGTACCCGCTGTGACAATTCTATTCGCGTTATCGGCCACAGTTCGGATGAACTTCGTAACCACATCCGTCGCAGCTGTGACAACTTTCGAGTAATTGTTCCCAATACCCTTGACAAAGTTGGTAATGATCCGGCCACCGGCATTGACAACCTTCTGAATGTTGTTAGCAATACCCTGAAGTACCTTAAGCACGATGCCCAAACCGGCAGTGACAATTTTTGCAGCGTTATTTGCTATGCCATCCAGGAAGTTGGTAATGATCTTAATTCCCGCATCCAGAAGCTTTCCAATATTCTGATTTATTCCGTTAAGAAGAGCTAGGAGTAAATCGATACCTGCTTGGATGATCTTATCTTGATTATCATCCAGAACCTTTAGAACAGCGTCGATCTCTGTCTGCCAAAGCTCCGTGAGTTTTGGAGTAATCTTAATAATTGCATCAATGACACTATTGAGAATCTTGACGATCGCATCTACGAATTTTGGAGCAGTCTTTGCAAGCTGATCAGCAATCTCCAGAATACCAAGAATAAGAAGTTTGGCATTCTCGATGAGACCCTTTTGAAACTGAGTAAGTGCAGCAAGCAGAACTCCAACTCCCGTGGGAAGTGCTACGATCAAAGCACTAAGCCCAGCCGCGATTAGAGAAATACCTACTCCGGCCAATGCTAGGCCCGCACCGATGAGCAGCATTGCGGCGCCAAGACCCAGAAGGCCTGGAATCGCAGGAGTAATGAGTGCTCCAGCGACGCCGATAATGGCAAACGCTGCTGCTAGGGCGATCAAACTCGTTACGATCTGCTGCCACGACATGTTTCCAATCGTCTCGAGGGCTCCGGCCAGAACAGATATACCAGCTGCGGCAACTGTCAATGCGGCCGCACCAGCTAGTGTCCCAGACATTGCATACAAGGCGACACCCAGAATGATCAAAGCTCCTGCAAGAGTGCCCAGGCCCTTTGCGATCTGAGTAATGGACATTCCACCGAATCCAGCAATAACTTCAGCAATCTGGCCTAGTGCAAATGAAACTATTGCAAGTCCAGCGCCGATCAAGATCATGTTGCTTGGCATGAGTCGCATAGCAAGACCGATAATGACCAGTCCTGCACCAATACCGAGCATTCCCTTGCCCATCGTGGCCCAGTCCATATCACCAAACGTCTGAACCACACCGGCCAGAATCTTGAGGGCTCCAGCTACGAGGATCAACCCAGCACCTGTAGCTACCATGCCACCGGTTGGCATCAATCTCATTGCCCCAATAAGGACAGTAAGACCAACACCTACTCCGACAAGACCCTTGGACATCTCGCCCCAGCTCATGGTGGCGAATGTCTTGACCGCTAGAGCCAGGAGAAGCAATCCTACGCCAATTGCAGCAATGCCAGCGCCCGCCCTTACCATTCCAGCCGAGTTTGCCGATAGTGGAATGACTGCTACAGAGATGATACCAAGAAGAACACCAACACCAGTAAGACCCTTTAGCAACTGACCCCAGTCAAGTTGAGCAAGGATAACTACCGCTGCCGTAAGGATGACGATAGCTCCAGCCAGCAGAATCAAACCTGCAGAGACGATAGGAAGTTTGATAAAGCCTGTTGACGTTGAGATCTTGTCGATGATTGCCATGGCGCCGAGAAGCTCACCAAATGCAACAGTCATTGCACCTAGAGCACCACTCAACTTTTCTGGATCAGCCAACGAAAGCGCAACTACTGACGCGGCCAAGAGCGCAACCGCAATAGCGATGTTCATCAGCGCTTTCGACTTGATCTCAGCGGTCATAGCCTTCAGCGATCCAGTAAGAGCATTGAACGGAGAGGTAAGATTCGAAAGAAGTCCACCACCCGCTCCCTTAAACCCGAGCTGCTGCAAGAGACTTCCGCTACCAAGGAACTTCTTGAACATGATGACAAGACCACCAAGAAGTCCCGTTCGAATAACTGCAAGGATGGCCTCGAAGTTGATGTTCTCGAATGCCTTCTGAATGGCTGGTCCAATCGCTTGACCCAATTGAGACAGCGCATCGAGGATACTGTTAATAAGTCGATCGGAATGTGAGAACGCCTCGAGCATATTGCCGAAAGCGGTCCCAATTGCACCAAATACCCCGGCAAGTCCACTTCCTTTTCCACCAACTCCCCCGGGGGAAATCGAGTCAAAGAATGCTGAGATAGCATCCTTCAATCTTTCTATCATTTTGACGGGCGCAACAAGAATGTCGCCAAGCCCGTTGAAGAAGTTACCGAGTCCATCGCCCTTCTTCAAAGCTTCGTCTACCTTGACAAGGAAATCACCAATGCTACCGGTGATACCAAGAAAACTTCCGGTACCACCAGCAATCGCACCAATGACTCGCTTGAATACATCAAAGATGCCACCAAGGATCTGCTTACCAATATCTAGCACAGCAAACAGACCTCTGAACGTTCGCCTCAAATCCTCGATAGTCTGAGGACTTGGTTTAAGTGTCTTGGTGAACGCGAGGAATTTCTTTGTCAGATCGGCAAGATCTTTTCCTGTTGTCGCCGGGAAGATGTCGTGGAAGGCATCTCGGATAGGTGCAAGTACCTGGCCTAGTGCTTTAAAGACGTTTCCGATGGCCGCGATCAAAGCCGTCCGGCCGCCTAGGGCCTTCCAGTCCTTTAGTACATTATTTCGGGCTTTGGAGTTGGCGCTGATGAATCCGTTAATCGAATTTGAGATTCCGGTGAATAGGCCTTTGGCTTCCGTGAAATCACCAAAGATGATCTGCCAGGTGGCCGCCCAACCAGATCCGATACTTTCCTTCGTCGTATCTAGGAGCTGGCCAAGAGTCTTAACCTGAGTCGCAGCTTCCTGAGCAGTCTTCGCCGTCTGCTGTATCGCCTTGATCTGAGCATCGTTGAATCCCTGTGCTTTGAGCTCGGCATCTGACAAATCACCCGTAAACTGCTGAAGTGTATTCGTCAGAACCTTGGACGTGAGCCAGGATGCTCCGCCAGGACCACCTGTAGCACTGAGCGAGTTTCGGAAAGACTCACCATTGATGGAAACGTTCTTCATCGGGCCTACGAGATCAACGGCCCCTTGCTTCAGCGTTCCCATTCTCTCAGCTGTCGTTGCCAACGCTCGCTGGAATACCGTACCACCCATACCAGCATTGACAACCGAGTTCCAGTCCATCAAGGAAACTCGACCAGCAGAGATAGCCTGAGACAACTGGTACATTGCAGTCGAAGCCTGATCAGCGTTCGAACCAGAGAGTGCCGCCAAGTTGGCAATACCCTTGATTGCACCAGTCGCTGTATCTAGATCTACACCGGCAGCCGTGAAGGTACCGATGTTCCTTGCCATCTGGCTGAAGTTATAGATCGTCTTGTCTGAATAGATATTAAGGGTATTCAGAGCTTTGTTGACGTCTTTAAGTGTAGTGCCAGCGGCCTGGGTGTTGGCCATGATCGTCTGAACAGCGTTTAGGTTCGTCGTATACTCGTGAAATCCCTGAATAATCGGATCCAGAGTAAGCGATTTGACTAACGATGCTCCAGCAGTCACCGCTCGAGTAGCGATCTGTGACATCACACCAATAGCAACAAGCCTCAGTGCATCAAACTTTGGGATGAGAGAATCAAGAGCGCTTCCGATTTTGGAAAGGAGACCCGTCTGAACACCCGAGGCAGCCTTATCGATATCGGCCATTCCTTGGGTAGCGCCATCGAGCTTGAGCGATGCTTTGAGCCTATTAAGTGCATCGATACTTCGACTAACGCCCTGTTCGAACTTACTCGATTCGAAACTCATTGAGACAACTTTGTCATCAATGGTTGCCATTAAACTTGGGTCACCTCCCTCCATGCTTCGGCTGCTATCTGGTCAAATATAGGTCTAATTGCAGGCATGATGTAATCTCGGCCCTGAACGTATCCGCCAGTTCCGGTACCATGTCCGTATTGAATCAGGACAGCGATGTTCTCGCCCTCGTTTTCATTTCTATTGTGCCAACGAATGGAGTAATATCCTCGCCGCGACTCGATCGTGTAGTACCATGACTCCGAAGTCAGACCAGAATCTACTGGTGTGGCGTTGGCTAGGGCATTTACACCCAAAGATCCGTACTTATTTAGAACCGCGGACAAGTTGTCCCTTTGCAGATGTTCTAAATATCGTTCTGTGTTTTTGAAGTCTCCCGATTCGGTAAATGTAATCATGATTACCTAGACGTAAGACGAACAACAACGGTACCTGGAGTTCCTGCTTGGCCATAGTTATACGGTAGACTGTTCAAAGGAGAAGCCGTAGCACCGCCACCTCGTCCAGGCTTGACTGCATCGACTCCGGTTCCTGGATCTGGCTGAGCATCTTCCCCATCTCCTGAAACCAAGACATCATCTGGATTCCAAGAACCGTTACCTCCAGCGGTACCATCGAGATAGGAAGTAAGGACACCGTACTTTGCGATTCCTCCTGCTCCACCGCCACCGCCATGGCCAATATTGTCGATGATGGGACCGTCTTCTCCATCTGTGCTTAGAGTTCCTCCGATGGTTCCACATACTCCGCCTAGACCTCCACCTCCAGCTGCAGTAGTGTTACCTATTCCACCAGCACCACCATGAGCCTGAGATGTGCCCGTTATTGCGTTGGTCTGAGCTCTCTTTCCGCCCTTACCACCTGATGCTCGGCAAGTAGTACCATTGAACGATGAAGGTCCACCATCAGTACCATCAGTTGTAGCAGTACCAACAGCTACGGTGGTTCCAGCAGCTCCAGAAGCACCAACAACAATTGGACAGGAACTCGGTAGCGCAGACAACATTCCTTGGACTCGTTGGTATCCTCCGCCTCCACCTTCTCCGCCATAATTTCTAACGAGAGTTCCGGTGTTTGCAGTATCAACACCACCACCGTGTCCTCCACCTCCACCAATACAGATGACATCAAAGTGGCTATACCCTAGATCGATCCAGTCCTGAGGAATAAACGGAACTCCATCTTCGAGAACCTTGGTTACTGGATTTGCCCGTACGATACTTCCGGCAAGTTCAAGTCTCATCGGAAATCCTAAGTACGAGTGTCTAGTGCATTGATAGTTACATCAAAGTTTGCCACGTTAACCGCCGCACCAGTAGAATCGAGAACCTGTACTCTTACTGATCCAGCAGCAGGAGCTTCGAACTTATAATACTGCCGACCAGTTGCAAGTGGGCCTACGGAACCACTGATTACAAATATACGAGAATCGAAGTACATCGTATACTCACCAGTAGCTGTCCGAACCATATGCCACGGTGTTCCATCAGACCAGACGCCATTACCAGCAGTAACATCGGTAACAGGATTCATGGTTGTCAGGACAGTTGTACGCTGAATATCTTTTTGTCGAGTCCTCATGCCATTACCTTCAGACTAACCTTGTCCTCGATGTTCAATGTATCGAAATTGACAAGAAGCATGTCATCGGCCATTCCCTGGACATGATCTCCTGCATTCTTAGGGGAAGGAAGATGGTCATACAGACTCTTAATGTAAAGCTTATTAATATCGGTCATCATCAATGCAGCATCAGTGACGAATATCGTATCGATCTCACCGTAGAAGTTACTTGCGCTCGCAAGAGAAGAACCGACAACGAACTTGCCTGCTCCGCCAAGAACAATAGAGCTCAAGGCTGTCGAAGAAGCAACAAGACGTCCATCTACATAAAACTTGCGCTTCAACCCGTCAACTGGAGAATTCTCCTCGACAACTACGACAAAATGCCACAGTCCATCCGAGATGAACGGACCGGTTACTGGAGTGCCTGCACCTTGTGCGAAGGTGATGTTACCCGCCGAAATATATAAACGAGTATCATTGGTGCCGTTGGTCGTTCCCCAAGTAATAAGATACATCGCCGAAGCGGTTCCGTTCGAACACTTGACCCAGCAACCATAAGAAACTGTTGCTGTCCCAGCAGGAAGACCCGCATCCGTAGCTGTCAATCTCTGAGGTGAGGCGAGATTGAGCGCATTTTCCTTAGTGCCATCAACTCCAGCAACAGGAACGGGAACATTGACTGGGGCAAGTGATGCTCCAGCATTGGACCC